GCCGGCAGAAAAGCGCCATTTGTCCAAAATGCGCGTTCCACCGCCATTGACAAGATCATCAATAATTTGTACGCCAGCTAGTGTACCACTGGCAGTGACAGTCAGAGCAGTCAAGCCTGTTCCGTCCACAAAAGCATCCATGACATATTTCTGCCCCACAACCAAATTCTGGAGGTTAATTATTGTCCCGTTGCATGACGCCACTATGCTACCAGGAGTCACTACCGGCGTATTGCCAAATGGCAGCGCCGGGGTGAGCCCCCCGCCTCCGCCGTTGACGGACCCACCAGCGTAGGTTCCGCTCAACAGTTGAGGGTTCAGCAATGTCACATCATACTCAAGAAAAATTTTTCCCCAGTTTACAGCAGCACCATCCGCAGTACAAACATGGAGGTTTGCGAAATCATACGTCTTAATATCCAAATTGGCGGACAATGGACCACTTCGAAGGTACAACTCCTTAGACCGCTTCATGTCGAAATTAACAGCCACAGTCTTCCAGGGCGCGTCGTCAGCTGCACCATGGAAAGACGTAGCTTGCTGTTCGGATGCGGGTGCCGCATCAGCGGCATCATAGTCCGGTGAGAGTATCACCGAACCAGCAGTACCAGTCCCAGTACGAGTATAATAAACAGCACGAAGACTGTTAAACTTATATTTCTCCCATCCATACGTCTGGGTAGACAACCACGGAAAAGAGGAAGACAACCCAGGCTGCATGGAAAAGGTGGTAGCTGAGAACAAGACCGAACCGGCAACCAACGTTAGCATCTCAGAATGCTTAATTCGACATGAATCATCACCCGATCTAATGATCACAGGCTTCGAGGTGGTAAGCCCTGTAGAATAGGCCGCAGCAACAGAAGTGGGAATAGAAACCCCCTGATTCTGTTGTCGACGTGGTTGTTGACGCTTCACTTGGGGTTGCTGAGGTTTGGGCTGTTGGGCCTGTCTGGCCAGACGAGCTCGAAGGCGACGCGCTCGGCGTGCCGCCTTTTGAGCCTCAGTACGTGGCCCAGGGTTTGGTTCAATACCAACCAAGAGCTCATCTGGAGGCCAGACAGAATTTGTGACCCAATCAGCATAACGATGGAAAAGCCCGCCTTGTTCGAAAGGTTGCAACAAGGTGCCCATAACATCAGTTTTGGGCAAGCTGTGGTTTCCTAGGAGACCAACGGCAGGTTCAACAATATTATCAGCAACACCGTGGATGAAATCATCAAAGTGCGGCTCAATCCACTGGGATATGAGATTGTACTCATCATCATCCAATCCGGGAGAATCCGGACGCACGTCCATGTCAGTTTTTCAGGAGACGAGAAAAAGCACGGAGAAACTGACCGGGTCGCCAAGTACCGACCCGTCCTCGCCCCCAGTCCACCTGCCTAGTGCTGAAACTTGCAAACCTTTCGATCACATTTTCCCTTTTGAAAGTCGAAACAAACCTTCTTCTTAGGGAGTTCAGCACGTTCTGGCAAAACGACTTCACCATTAATGACGACCTCTTCCTTGACGGTTGGATGTCCTGGCCACTCCATACAAACTGGAGGGGACAAAAATTTCATGCGATCATTATCACACGAATCCAACCAATCAAAGAATTGGGTTATGTCAAAATTGGGCAGCCACATATTGACATAATCCAAACACCAGTCGTGCTCATCATTAGGCCATTGCACGGTCAAATCATATTGCATCCACCAATTTCCAGCCCCACGTACCAATTCATCGGATAATAGAGACCTAATCTCCTTCTCGTTCATAGCTTTATACTCTGACGCGAGAAATCTAACGCAGATATTACCGATGATGGGAGTGAACTGATCGGTGAGATAGTATGACAGACACTTGGCAGACAGCTTCATGAAAGGGGTGATGCCTCCAGACAGAGCAACTGTTGTGTGAAACTTGGACAATTGCCTGGGCAGGTCACATATAGAATCCGGACATCCATGCCAGACATCCGGGCCAAAATAGCGGGCTAGGAAATTCACACCCAATTCACCATTCTTTATGACCGCGACATCAAGAACCTGTCCAACACGTTGACAGGCCTCCGTCAATTTCACGGGATCAACGTTCGCCGTGAGACCATCATCACCTCCGTAAATGCCAAGACCAGACCACGCCAAGCGTGGTTCCAATCCGCACATACGGAGTGCCAAATAATTAACAAAGGCATTGTCCATGGAATTAAAATCAGCCGTTTCAGGTGAACCAGACAACCGTGCACTCATTGAATCATATTTCAAACCCAATGGTGTAACGGCCTTACGGTTCATTTGGCGAGACATCAATTCCAAGAGCCAAGGATGATGTTGAACATCAAAGGCGGCGAGCATGACCATCCGTTCTAGGTCACGAAGTATTTGGTGAATACGACCGTCCATACGTGAAAAGTCGCTAAGCACGACGTGATTAGCATCGGTGCAAAGCGCAGCGACCTTTTCAGCAATGGACCGGGGGGTGCGTCCAAACGCATACCACTCAGTTTGGCGCATAATGTGTTGGGAGAAAGAATACACAAATGTGGAATAAGGCAATTTGGTATCCCCGGGAATGGTTGTTATAATACGTGGATCCTTAGGACCAGAATAAGCTTCCTTCTTCAAAAAAGTCTCCACGACGTCATTTTGCACGTCTCCAACACCCAGTTCAGCACGGGACAGAATGGCCCTCTGCGCGGGACGATTCTGCCTTGCATACACTTCCTCAATATCACACGGATGTAATGAGCCGACCAAATCGACGGGGACCATGAAACCCACAAACTCTTCCATGATGTTTGACAAATAAGCATCAATAGGAGCCACGTTCGTGGGTCTTACATTAATGATCCGCTCTCGAATAGCCTTGGCCTCGTTACCGACCGTTTGATCTGGGGAATATGCTCCCTGAACCAGTGGAGACATGAAAGCAATAAGTGACGGTTTTGCGTCCGGTTCATAATTGCCAAACTGATATCTAAAGACTGACTCCTCAACCGCGCAAACCGACGCCACGGGGGATGCAGAATTCCCGCGGTGATAATCGGTCAGCACAGTTGCTGCTTCAGCATCATTGATCTTCAATAATGACCTGATGCTGGCAGGGGTAATGTCAACTTTAGAGATCTTGGCCTGCATGGATATAATATCATGTTTGTCGACCGGCAGCTCAGTTGTGGCAAAACGTCCAACTCGACCAACACTCCGTACGATACCAGATTTGGTAATGACATCAAGGGCAAGAAATTCACCATGTGCGATACGGAGACGTTCAAGAACCGCACCACCTAAGTGTTTTGACAAATCCACAATAGGTGAGCAGATGCTAACGCTCGGTATCAAACAGATGAGACTATGATGTTCATCCATTTTGCGTCGCTCAACATTATAAACTGTGTAATAATGTACGGCGCCAAACAGATAGGACACATGAGCCACTAAGACATCATTGGAATAATTCCAGATCTGGTGTCGAAATCGCGCTCCCCCACTAACGAGATACTCAACTTCATCGTCCCCGTGGAAGGTGAATGAATAATCTCCAGAGCAGTGTGCGACTTTTGATGGAGTGAAGGTGGAAATGAGATACAACTGAGGCCGCATGGCCAGCAATAATGGCATGTCCATATACATATCAACGTCTACCAGGCAGACTACATCCTTTGGGCTAGGACGAAACGCTTTCGCACCAATGTTAAGGTCTTTACCCCAGAAATAATGACGAGATCCGGGGCGGCCTTTACGCTCGTCGGTGCGACTGGCCTGCACATAATATGGTTTACGTCCAATGAGGCGACAATAATAATCCATAATATATGTGCTAGCATTACGCGTCTTCGCAGCATCAGGATGAGAATGGTTTGTGTGAACCTTAGCCACGACCGCCGGAGTCTGCAGAAATCCCATACGATATGGGGCAGAGTCCGCCACTTTGGTCGAGAACCAGGTTTTGCACAAAACGATCCACCAGGTGATCATTGTATTAGACATAGGAACACACCACCATTTCACGAAGTTCAAAGCACCAACGAAACTCAGGCACAAAGCCATCATAATGGTGGACAGAACCATCGCGAAAACTAAGACATCATACCATGTCACGAACCAGACACAGAGATGTTCGATCCCCATACCCCATTCCCAAGCCAGTAACGCCAAAGTGTTACCGGCTTCTTCCAAGGACATTTCAGTAAGGGAACCGTAAGAAAAGGAGCCACCAGCACATCTGCGATCCGTCCACCCGTGATACACTAGGTGGGAATCATCAGAAAAGGCTTGTAACCCCTGCAGAAAACGAAAAACAAACGACATGGAAAAACC